GACATAAATTCAATTCGCACAAGACTGCTATGTAAATTTATTCATCCATTTTTGTATATTATACACAGTCTGAGGATTCATGAAATGCTCCACCTTTTCCACCTGCTCCAGTTCATCGGTATTCTGGTTGATAAAGCAGAAAAAACGGTGAAGAACTTCGTGGCGGAAGAGAAGATATTCGCCCAGCTGCATTCCATCCTCTGTCAGGGACACAGCACCGTATTTTTCAAACCCCACTAATCCCTGTTCCTTTAGGTTGCCTGCCATTTTAGAAGCTGAGGAGGGCTTTACATGAAGGCATTCGGCAAGCTCCTTGATACGGACCGGGTGCCCGTCGTGATGAAGCCTGCAGATCATTTCCAGATAATCTTCCATAGAGGAGGTGATTTTTGTCTGCTCTAAAAGGGAGTAGCCTTTCAGCGTATAGAAATTTTCAGCTCCGTTCATGCCGGTGTCTCCTTTGGGATATAATCATAGTTCATATCTATTCCCCTTGGGACAGTTGTATGAATCCAGGGACATGAAAAAACCGTGGTAAAATCGTTGGAACCAGTTTTTCTTTCTTTGCATATGTTAGGATATGGAAACATTGCAGGAAGTTTCAAAAAAGAAGTGCGGAGGTAAGAAACGATGAAGGAAAAGGCATGTATGGCAGATTTAAAAAGAGGGCAAAGGGGTGTCATAGCTAAGCTGTCTGCTTACGACGATATGAGAAGGCGTCTGCAGGATATCGGTCTGATTGAAGGCACGGTTGTGGAGTGCCTTGGAAAAAGTCCGTTGGGCGATCCTACAGCATTCTTAATCAGAGGTGCAGTGATTGCCCTGCGAAGGGAAGACGCAGGGCGGGTGCTGGTACGCCTGGAACAAGAGGATATGGGAAGACGCCGTTTTGAAGAAGAAGTGGCGGCAGCGGCGGTCACCCAGGAGGAAGATGCATGGGATTAAGCAGAGACTCTGTTGGTATCAAATCTGTGGATCTGGGGCTTGAAATTAAGAAACGTAAGGATAGTGATAAGGTAATTGCACTGGCTGGAAATCCCAACGTAGGGAAGAGTACGGTGTTTAATCAGCTTACGGGGATGAACCAGCACACGGGTAACTTACGTTAGTGGTAAAAAAATTAAATGAATTCAATTGTGTATTCACGATTCCTATTTATACTCTTACTAACTCGTATTTCTTTAATAATTGATCTCCAGAAAATACGCTTTTGTTCATTGTCAAGCCGTAAATACATACTTTCAAAGTCTGTATCTAGTATATTTTTTAGTGCTTTTATATCTTGATTTGGCTGTACGACATCCGGTAATTCTGCTAATTGTTCTTCAAATTTAATGCGATCAGTCTTAAACTCTTCTATAGTAATTGCTTCATTGAGGTATAGATCTTTTAATCTTTCAATTTTCTTGCGTATTTGATTTTTCTTAGCTCTGTTATCAATAATACTTTTACTATTCGTTTCAAAATCAGATACATAAGAATTAAAATGATCACGTACATGTTTGAGTAAATATTCTTCTATTCGTATCTCTCGTATCTCTCCCCCGTTATCGCATTCTTTGTAAGCGCGATATTTCTTGCACTCATAAGCAGGATACTTATAACGTGTGGAGTCTCCATTGTTTCTTTTGGAAAGTACATTGATCTGGCCTCCACCCATTTTGTACCCACATTCATTGCAAACCAGTAACCCAGAAAAAATGTAGGGGTATCTCTGATTAGATTTTATATTACTATTATAATTTAGAATACGTTGTATTTCCTGAAAGTCTTCATCTGAAATTAATCGAGGACAGTAGTTAGTGTTACCACGATAACGACCTATAAGCTTTTCGTTTTTTAATAAAGCTTGCCTAAAATTTTGAATTGTCATAACAATACCATATTTGTCCTTCATATATAGAACTGTTTGATTCAATGAATGATGATGCAAAAAGTGCATGATACAATCGTGAATCGCAGGTGCTTCTTCTGACAAAACCATTTTTTTGTCCTGGATCTTATAACCCCTTGGTACTTTCCCGGTTATAACCTCACCATGCGCTACTTTAGAGCGGAATACGTCTGCTACCCTCAATCCTCCGTTCTGTGCCTCTAATTCAGCCCAAGTCATGGATTGAGCAACAAAAGCCCGGCCGTAGGGGGTAGAAGTATCAAAATAAGGTTGGTCGATAGCGGTCCAGGCGGCATTATACTTTTCTAGGATTGCCTGGGTATTAAGATAATGCCTCAAACTACGGAACCAGCGATCAAGTTTAGTAAAGATGATTAGATCCACAAGGCCATCCTTTACGTTATTAATAAGACGGGTAAAATCATCACGATCAATTTTTTGCCCGGATACACCATCATCAAGGTATACGTCTTGAATAATCATATTTTTATGATCATTAATATATTTAATGCCGCGTTCTTTTTGATCGCGTATAGAATCGCCACGTTCGGCTTGTTCGTCAGAAGAAACACGAATATATACCGCTACGTGTAAAAGCTTATCTTGGGAGTTTTGCATTTTATCATCTCCTGAATTTTTGTATATAATAAAAGCTAAATTGGCATTGCATTTTAGAGAATGCTGTCATATAATATACAGAACATATGTTCGATTTGGTTCTCTTTCCCTTATCCAATAAGTAACATATTTCAGATAAAACATTGCACGCATTACATATTAAGTGTCGTATTATGCCTTAAATACGATAATTGATAAACTTAATTAATTGTAAATAGGTATTATAATTAGATATAATCAATGGTAAGTTTTTCCATGGTAAAATCAGGAAAAAACTATTATAATCTCACTATAAATAAAAATGTACCTACGATTACAGAAAACAATATGAACAGGGGGGTTACATATGTTAAAAGAGGATGACAATACTAATAAAAAAGTGGTTGAAAAAAGAGATAAAAAAATATCAAATATAATGAGGATGCTACAATCAGCTACTCAAGCACAACTTGAAGAATTAGAAATATTTATTAAACTATATATTACATAGATGAAAAATGGCCAGATTTTTACTGGCCTTTTTTCATGTTGTCAATGTACTTAAGTGCAATGTTTTCAAGTACACTTTTGCTGGATTCGTCTAATTGCTCATATGTAATTATAAAATTTTTGATTGCATCAGCAACTATCGAATCAGTATCTTTTAATAGCATTGCCGTATATTTCATTACTTTTTGCTGGTCTGTAAGTTCTTTGGCCATATTCCCTTTGCCGGTTAAAAGCCATTCTTTATTAATGTCGAGCTTTTCTGATATATCTTCAACGAGCCTATCACTGGGTTTGCTGTCATCTTTATTTAATAATTTCCAAACATATGCAGGTGTTACGTTGATTTTTCTTGCAAAATCAGATTGAGTCAAATTTGATTGTTCAAATATTTGCTTAACTCTTTCGTTAAAAGTTGTCATTTTAAAACCCCCTTTCTGTAATGAATGATACAACAAGTGAAAAATATTGTCAAACATATTTTAAACTCAGTTAAAAATTATATATTGACATTTAAACTAAGATGCATTATTATTAAACTAAGTTAAAAAGGAGGTGAGCCAATGTCTGATATGGAATTAAAAAAAGAACAGGAAATTGAAAGAATGGTAAAAATGGTTAAGCAGCTTGATCTTCCTGGAATACAGTTACTAACCAGGGATGCAGACACTCTACTGGCATTAAAAAGAGAATTAGACCGCCAAAAGGATTCGCTAAAAGATAGTAATAATAATGAACGCATGCTTGCGTAGATATGGGACTTGCACCGGAAAGATTGTGTAAACAAGTACAATCCGTATTACATACATTCTAACAGAAAGGGGGATGAGAACTTGGCGGATACAGTTAAAACAGTAAATGAGCCTGATCCTGTTAGAGCCTTTCAGGCCCTGGCCAGAGTTATAGGAGATAAAGAGGGAGTAGAAATTACTCTGAAGAGTCTAAAAAAGAGAGAAGGGGCTGAAAAGCCAGAAACCGGCTGATGCCGGTGTAGGTGGACAAGCATTCCTCTATAAAATAGTACTTTGAAAACTTACTTATTATAGAGATAAGATAATAAAAAATTATGTAAACTGTAAAGGAAGCCACTAGCATGAATAAAGGTAAAGAAAAGGCACCTGTCATTACTGGAATAATGACAGGTGCAAAACTTTATAACACAGATGTAAAAATCTTACATTTCTATTATAGTCTGTGCATGCTAAAAAGTCAATGAAATCAAGGGTTTTACAAGGTTTTTTGACTCGATAAAAGGATTAAACTTAGAGCAATATAGAGCAGGAGAACGGTATGCATAGATTCAAACAAATTGAGTATAAGGCCGGTATTACTGTTGAGGTTATAAAGTGTATGCCAAGGGGATGTAGAAGGGGCGAGGTAAGGGGACCGGTTAAGATCAAAAAGTCCCGTGAGGAAATGGCCGACGCTAATATGAGACAGGCGGCCAGAAAATTGACTAGAAAGATAAACGCCAATTTTAAACCTGGAGACTGGCACATTACCCTCACATATCGAAAGGCAAACCGGCCCGATCAAAAAGAGGCTCAGGAGTATTTAAAGAAGTTTATTAAGGAACTAAGAAAGATATACCGGAAGAGTCAGTTTGATCTTAAGTACATATATGTAACAGAGTATGAAAACAAGTCAATTCATCATCACATCATCATTAATAACGTGAACGATGGTAAAACAACAACAACTGATTATGTCAGGGAGCTATGGAGGGATAAGGGCAACCCTAAGTTTGTTCCTCTATATGACAATGGAGAATATAAGGTTTTAGCTGATTATTTCATAAAGGAGACAGAAAAGACTTTTAGAAAGTCCGATAGCCCGGTACGTCAGAGATATGCATGTTCCCGTAACCTGATTAACCCTAAACCGCAGAGCAGAATCAGAAAAACAAAGGGAATGTGGAAGATGGATCCTAAGCCCAGGCCGGGATACTACATAGATCAGGATTCCCTTTACAATGGCGTGGACAAGCTTGGTTATCCGTATCAGCGTTATGTAATGATTAAGCTTAACCCAACGGATGCAGACTGGGAGCCGTGTTCTGGTTTCCCATCGGACTAGGAGGAAAATATGGCTGCATATATGGAAATAGAACCTAAAGTCAAAGAGCAAATGACAGAAGTATGGTCATTTGCTGGACGTCCCTCAGGAGTATACATTGGATCGGAAAACATAAACGGGAAATTGTTCCATTACTATCAAAAAGGTACCGAGTATTTTTACGATAGTGATTTTAGCAGAGAAATGAGAGAGAAAGAGAGAGAAAAGAGGAGGATGAAATGGACATGGAAAGACAGAAAATCTCAAAAAAAATAAAAATAAGGGTCATTGATGTGGAAAAGCTAAAGAGATCTCTTAAAATTGGGGATTCCTTAAGTTTTACTCCTGACACTGTGTGTACAGTCCAGGACCGTATAATCATACCCAAAGAAAGCGTGGTAATAACAAAAAAACTATCTCACTTAGTTATTGTGGACAACCCACGAAGGCCAAGTAAAGAGTTAAAAACTATAACATATAAAGATATTCTCCTGGAGAGAATGGGGGTGATTGCGGCTTATGAATAAATATCAACTGAGTAGTGAGGCATTAGAACAGGAAAAAGTTATCTCATGGTGTTTTCATCATGAAAGACTATACCCTGATCTTAAATGGATCCATCATTGTCCCAATGGTGGCAGCAGGCAAAGGCTAGAGGCAATCCGCTTGAAAGCCCAGGGGGTAAAAGCGGGAGTTCCGGATCTTCATCTGCCAATTCAGAAGGGTAAATACATAGGTCTTTATGTGGAAATGAAATATGACAAGGGTACGATTCAGAAATCGCAGAAAGAATGGATTGCCGGAATGGCAGCAGCAGGGCATTACGCTTGTGTGTGTTATGGCTATGATATTGCGGTTGAAGTCATAGAATCATACCTAAAATTAAGACCTGGAGAAGAAATGCATATCGAGAATGGGGTGGTATTGAAGTAATGTATACCGTCATTATTGAGATCCACGCAACGTCCAGTAATTACTGGGGGAAAATGGAGTTTTTGGACAAGGCCGGAAACCTCCATGAAAGAAATTTACAGGGGGGACAGAAGGCAACGGTTAATAGTAATGCTCTGCAGGGGGTCATTGATGCAGTAAAAGTATTAAATGTTATCTGCCTTTTGGATATCTACACAGACAATGATTACCTGATCGGGGCTGCTCGTAACGGTTGGCCCGCTACATGGCAAAAAAACGATTGGAAAACAGCTAAGGGTTCCAAAATAAAAAATTTAGACCAGTGGAAGACTCTTTCCAGCCTTTTAGCCAGACATTCGGCGCGCTTTTACAAGATATAAGGTTTCAAAATAAAGAGGCTACCAGGGGAAAACGGAGGTAAATATGTTTGATAAATTTGGTGAGTTTGATTCATACAAGGAATTAAATGCAGCAGCAGAGGAGTTTTTGAAAGCTGGAAATATTGACAGTATTATAGATCTGGCAGAAGAAAATGGTATTGATCGTGAGGATGCAAAGGACTATGTAGATGGTTGTGTTTCTGAGCTATCAACTATTTTTACAGCGGCCTATGGACGTTTGAGCATTCTGCAAAAAGAAGATATTGATTCCAAAAAGAGTCATGTGGAAAAAATGCCACTTATGGTTATTAATACGGTATTAAAAGGGATGTGCACATCAGAAGAACTTGCCGCCTTAGTAATGAAAAAGGGAAAAAGGATCACCGCAATTTACGAAGCTATGAAAGAAGAAGCCAGTAAACATATGGCAGATAAAATGGGTATATGCTGTGGGACTGACAGGGAATTATGCAATATCATAAGAGCCTACTATACGAAATCAGAAAAAGATTTTAAGAAGTCCATATCAGATCTATACAAAGAATAAGGGGGGATTTACTTGATTGCTTACAAGGGATTTGAGAAAGATTTATCATGCACTGCTGGTGGAAATAGGTTTCAATATAAACTTGGAGAGGTAAATACCACCGAAGTAGCAAATTGCAGACAAAACGGTTTTCATTGTGCTGAAGATCCTCTTGATTGCCTTAGTTATTATTCAGATTGGGATAATTCGGTTTATTACATAGTGGAGGCTGGCGGTGATATTCATGAAGATGGTACTGACAGCAAGATATCCTGTACAGAAATGTTACTGCTAAAAGAGCTAACCATGGAAGAATTCATAATGGAAAGTCTTATATATATCAGCAATCACCCTCTTCGCAAGATGAATGGTCATGTGAGAATGGATGAAGCAGAAGCCAGTAGTAAATTTGTTGTCGTAAGGGGCAAGCAGCCTATTGCTAAAGGTGTAAAAGGTGCTTACTTGGGATTTGCCAGAGAGAGAAAAAATAGTTTTGAAATTTGTGATATAGCAGTTTATAAAATTGACGGTGTGAACTTTCTTCCGGATATTTGGTATACGGTAGAAGGTACTCCATATTTAAAGGAGGTTGGGTTATGAATAAGGAGCAGCTGCGAAAGCTACGGAGATTAAATGCAACTGATACCATGATGAAAAAAGCAGGTATGGATGTACCTACTATTAAAGTTATAAGCTGGAGAAATGCCAGTGTCAACACATATAAACATGGACTGTATATGAGGTGCCAGGTCTTAAATGGAATTTTAAAAGTTGCTTTTTATGTAACAGAAAATATGCGCCTTGGAAGTAACAAACCGCTTTACGAATTATTTATAAACAAAGAATCAGGAGAATTCATTACCTGGGATGTTCTTCATGAAAAATGGAGCAATGCAAAGTTAGATATGCTTGCTTGGCCGGAAACTGTAATATATTCTCCTGATAAGTTTATAAACAGAGAAGGGAATAAGAGCATTAAAAACTATTTGGGAGTCCAAAACGGTGGATACAGGGGCATTCTGGATTATCAGCTTAGTGTAAGAGAAGACCAGTTAAAACAAAGATACAGGAGAGAAACGGAGCCGTGGGATATGGCAATGGAACAGATACCGGAACTTCCCAAGGACTGGAATCATTGGGTGGATAAAAGCGGAATACCTGAGAATTACATTTTTTACGAATACTCCAGAAAAGGGGCCACGGTAGGTTATTGCAGCTGGTGTGAAAGAATAGTTCCAATATCTAAACCTAAGCATAATTCGGATGGAAAATGCTCCTGTTGTGGACATGACGTGAAGTTTAAATCCATTAGGAAAGCCGGAAACTTTACTACAGAACGTGTGCCGGTGTATCTTATTCAACGCTGTGAGGATGGTTTTGTTGTCAGAGAGTTTATTGCTCACAGACGCTATTACAAAGGAAAATACGATAAGCCTGACCAATGCTGCTTTGAAGATAGGCGGGTTATATATGATAAAGATATGAATGCACAAGTATTCTGGTACGGTACTTACAAACAGTTGGAATCAAGATGGATTAAATCAGAAGGATATAGTTATTACAGTTCTAAGAAAGGGAGGGTATATAAACGGACCATATATTCTTTATCTAAAAATGAACTAAAAAGAACTGGTTTGCCAGAAATGATAAATTCTTTAGAGAGGATCAACCCAGAGAAATATCTATATGTTTTAAGAAATAAGACATATCTGGAACAATTAGCAAAGGCAGGACTGACAAGACTTGCAGGTGAAATAGCATTTGATGATAAAAGGCTAGATATTAAGTGTATCAATGATTTAGCTAAGACTTTGAATATTGATAAACAAAGATTAAAAAGGCTCAGGAAAAATAATGGTGGCAGGTTCTTTCTTGAATGGATGAAGTTTGAAAAGCGGAATGTGAAAAACATTTCTGATGAAATCATACGGTATTTTGAAAAAGAAAGTATTATGCCGGATAAGTTAAAATTCATATCCGACAGGATGAGCGAAACTAAGATTTTTAATTTCCTGCGAAAGCAATATGCGCTAAGTGGTCGTAAACCTAAGGAATTGTTGTCCACCTGGGAAGATTATCTCTGCATGGCTAACCGGTTAAAAATGGATACAAAGATTGAACTGGTTTATAAACCCAAGGATTTGATAAAGAGTCATGATGAAGCTGTGCAGCTTTGTGGTGGACAGGAAATTGCAAAAAGAGCCGGGGAAATTGCAGAGAAATTTCCTGATATAGATAGTATCTGTATTTCTGTAAAAGAAAAGTATGAGTATGCAGACAAGAAATACGCTATTTTGGCACCATACAAAATTGAGGACATTATAACGGAAGGACAAATTCTGGGGCATTGTCTGGATAGAAGTGATATTTATTTTGAACGTATTCAGAACAGGGAATCATACATAGTTTTTTTGAGAAAGCAAGAAGAGTTGGATAAACCTTACTACACTCTGGAGATTGAACCGGGAGGAGCTGTCCGGCAAAAAAGAACAATCGGAGACAAACAAAATCCAGACTTCCAGGAAGCCAAAAAGTTTATTGAAAAGTGGCAGAAAGAAATACAAAAGAGATTATCTGATGAAGATAAGAGATTATCTGCTGAAAGCGCACGACTACGTATTGAAGAATTTGCAGAGCTGAGAAGGACAAAAGCCAAGATATGGAGGGGACACCTGGCAGGTAGTTTGTTAGCAGATGTACTTGAAGCGGATTTTATGGAAGTTCCTTCTGGAAATGAGAGGTGTGGTTGATGGAAGAAATAAAAGATATTAAGGAATATAGAGGTTTTAAGCAAGCTCTTGATATGGAATTCATGAAAGCGGCTGAAGGATTTGTAAAAATCGGCTACCTGCTGAAGGTAGCCAGGGATACAGACATATTGGAAAAGTCAGGTTATAAAAATGTTTCAGACTTTGCTCAAAAAGAATATGGACTTACAAAGGATATTGTATCACGTTACATTGCCATTAACGACAGATATTCAGAGGGAGGATATTCAGAAAAACTTAAAACTAAGTTTCAAGGATATGGATATTCTAAATTAGCTGAAATGCTTACGTTGTCAGATGTGGTAATTGACTCTATCCCCATAGAAGCTACCAGGGCAGCCATACAGGATATAAAAAGGGAAATCAAAGAGGAAGAAAGAATCACGGACCTGGAAGTGTTGATGGAAGGAGAAAATGAGGGGCAGAAGATCCTCGAAAACAATCTACAGAAGTTCCTCCACCAATTTGGATATGAAAATAGGCAGACTTATATAAGACTTTGGGAAGTTGTTAAAAATAAGGATTTTGCATATTCAGCCGTAGAAAATATTCTTGATATTTTAGCACCGACAGGCTTTGCCATGATAACGGAACGAATCCAGGGAATAGGTAAGATGATGTTATCAATTCGGGGTAAGGATAATGTAATTGAATTGATAAATACCAGAAGTAATGAAAAGGAAACCTATACGTGGCTGTTATTTGTTAAAACAATAGAAATCCTTTGCTCTTATGAAGAAAGTGCAAGCATATCATGGGAATCTTTATACAATGAGCCTTTCCAAGAGGCTGGTGTGGAAGAAAAACAGGAAGTTGCACCGGTGCAACCGGAAAACAGCCCAAAAGCGCCGGATAAACTGCAAGAGGATCCTGGCCAGGAAGCTGATGGTTCTCTGGAGATTGGAAGTGAAGAGAATACCTCTACCGAAATTCAGCAGGAAGAGGCAGCAGGGCAGCAGGAGAATGAAGAAGTTCAGGATATTGTAGATTCCTCAGATCTGAAAGAAGATATTCAGATGGATATAGAGAACTATCCTGAGTATCTTCCTGAAGGATATATAAAGTGTGAGGATGGCATCGAGGTTCACGAGACTGCAACATACCAGAAATGGAAGGACGTTCAAAGTTTTATTAAAGATCTTCATTCTCAAATCGTGGATAGATTAGAACCGGATATTGAGACAAGCCGGAAATTAAGATCGGGTGTCAGCTACTTGAAGAGTATAATGGACGATTTTGTAGAGACGAAGGAGAAGGAAGATGAATAAGAAAGAGGCTAACGAGATAAAAGCAATATTTACCCCTGCGAATTGTGTAATTAGCAGGATATGTGGTTGTTATGTAGATGCAGAGAAGAACAGGAGAACCGAGATAAAAAGCGCCTTTTTGTCTTTGCCAGAGTTGGAAGCTTTTAAGTATCTCACCATTTTTAGAAATGCATTATCAGGAATAACGGGTAAGAATTTGGTTAATATGGAGTTTCCTCTTCACCAGGAAGGTGAGGAGGGTACTCAGAGCTTCTTGTTAAAGCTTAGGGATAGCCAACTAAAGGAAGATGAAGTCATTGAGGAATTCTATGACAAAGTAATTGCAAGTTATGACTACGGCGAGAACTATTACATAATCCTGATTCATTGTGCCTACGATATTCCGGGAAAATCATCTGACGGTATAGAAATGTATGACGCTTCTGACTTTGTATATGAATTTGTCCAGTGTGTTATTTGTCCAGTGAAGCTTTCAAAGGCGGGCCTTTATTATAATTCAGAAGCGAATAAGATTGAAAATCGTGACCGTGACTGGCTAGTGGAAGCACCGGACACAGGATTTATCTACCCGGCTTTTAATGATAGGAGCACGGATATTCATAGCCTGTTATTTTATGCCAAGAACACGGAGCAGATACCGGAGCGTCTTATCAATGAAACGTTGGGCTGTGTTATACCTATGTCGGCCAAGGATCAGGCTCAGACTTTTCAGGGAATCGTTGAGGAAGTAATGGGGGATAATTGCGATTTTAAGGCGGTTAAGAATATCCACGATAGCCTCCTTGAATTATTAGAAGAAAGCAAGAATGAAACAGAACAGCTCACCCTTAAGCCCGATCAGCTTAAGAAACTCCTGGAGAATAACGGAGCCAATGAAGAAAATCTGAAAGAGTTTGAAAGGAGATACGAAGGATTTGAGGCGCAACAGCCTGAATTTCTCCTAACCAATGTAATTAATCAAAAGAATTTTGAAATTAAAACTTACGATGTAAGCATTAAGGTGAAACCAGATAAAACTCATTTGGTGGAATCACACATGATTGATGGTAGACAATGCATTGTAATTGCTATTAACGATCATGTGGAGATTAATGGAATAGAAATAAAACTCCGCAAGGACAAGCCTAATTAAGGCGGTGGATACCATGGCGGTAAAACTTAATGAAATGGATAAAGTGTTAGAAAAAATGATGGAGCATGTTTGCGATGATATTTGTAGATTCAGAAAAGAAGTAAGCACACAGGAAGAACTTGAAGAGGTGTGCGCTGATTGTGAAATGGGTAAACATATCTGCAATATTTTAAACTGCTATCGGGCAGCAGGAGGGAGAAAAAAGAATGAACAAAGTAATATTAATGGGCCGCTTAACTCGTGATCCTGACGTTAGAAACTCCCAGGGAGAGCGTTCCATAGTAATTACAAGGTATAGTCTGGCCGTCGACCGGAGAGGACGTAAAGGCCAGACCGGTGACCAGACAGCGGATTTTATTAACTGCGTGGCGTTTGACAAGGCTGGAGAATTTGCTGAGAAGTACTTCCGCCAGGGTATGAGGGTACTAATATCCGGAAGAATCCAGACGGGCAGTTATACGAATAAAGACGGCATAAAGGTCTACACAACGGATATTGTAGTGGAGGATCAAGAATTTGCAGACAGCAAGGGATCGGCAGAGGGTGATTATAAACAAACCCAAAGACCTGAGCCATCAAATAGTATAGGGGATGGATTCATGAATATTCCTGACGGCTTGGAAGATGATGGGCTCCCCTTTAATTAAATTTATGTTGGCTGCGAGGGTAGCAGGAAGTTTAAAGAGCAACGCCTGTTAAGGCAAAGAAAATATAAAGATATTTTGGAGGATTAAACAATGTGGATTTTAACGCAGAATGGGAAGAGAATTTTAAGCACTGAGGGCATGGACGAAATTAACGTATCGGATCCCGCAGAAGGAAAAAAGGATTATGCTGTAATGCTTAGAAGAAAGACAGATGGTAAAGGCTTTGCACTTGGCTTTTATCGGAGGCAGGAAAGGGCTGCGGATGTATTAAAGCAGATTTTTAGTATACAATCAGATTTTATTATCTGTGGGGAAAAGTCGGACCCTGTAAATGGTGTAATACAGCCGGGGCATGTAGTGGTTGCTCCCAAAACATATCAAATGCCTGAGGATACAAAAAACTAAATGCAAGTTTACCGGAGGAAGGAGAACAAAATATGATGAAAAAATTATCGGAGTTAGACGGCGATACAATGCTTACGGTTCAGATCGGAGATAAGAGTGATTTCACTGTAATGGCTAAAGAGATATTTATAAACTCTTCTGAATATTTAGATCGTGGATATGTGCAAGATCCAGATTACCCACAAGTAACCATAGCTAATCCCATTATAGCTGATTTTTCGTTCGATTATGCTTTTGAGTGTGCAGGAGAAGAACAGCATGAGGATTGGAAAGAAGAAGTTACAGCAGAACTTACCAATGCCGGGTTTGACTTTAAAAAGATCGAAGAACAAATAAACAAGGTTTTTGAGGTACACCCATCTTATTACGAAGGTGATCTGGTGGACATTGATGAATAAGCTGCCAGGGCAGCAGGAGGATAAAGAATGAAGTTAAAGAGAGAACTGGAGAACAGGGTTAAGAAGTCAATACATGAATTAGGTATTGGTCATACTTTTATCTATGAAGGAATGCTTTATCTTCTTGTTTCAGTACCAGAAACTAATAGTGATTTTCAACAAATATTGAATAGAAATTACCGCTTAGCTGTTAATCTACAGGATAATATGCTTACACATATTCGTATTGATGTTGAGGTAGTCCCAGTGAAAGCGGAAATTTTGTCCGAGTAAACCCGAATTTACAGGAGGTGGAATAAATGAAGATAGAAGAAGCAGGAAGCGAGTATATGCCTGAAACACTTATGGTGAAAGCGGTTAAGCAGACTGATGATAGCACCGTATGTAAAGGGTATTTTTATGAAGATGGTTCCCCTAAGTTGATAGACCAAAATCGAGGTATGGTTGAAATAAACCCATACACCATCTGCCGGAACGCAGGAATAAAAGTAGACGGGGCATGGCTTTATGAATTTGATCTTGTTGAGTTAGAATCCGCGTGGGACGGGAAAGAACTTGGTTTTATGGAGTTTGATGCATGGGACAGTAGCTGGAAAATACGGAGATCATTAAATTATACTTCAAAGGTCGAAATAAAGAAATTCAGCAAGATTAATCCTATTGGAAACGTAATCCTTTCAAAAACAGATTACCAAAAAATGCAGGATCATTCGGACATGAAAGAGCAGAACTATAAGCCTGAAACGACTACGGAATGCAGGAGTACTCAACATTTAAACAGAAAGGCTAAGGAATTTTTACCAAGGTAAAATTAGGATTTTGAGGAGGAAAGTATGATAACAGCGAGGACATCCAGATGCAAGATATGTGGCAAAGAAATTGTCACAAAGGGAAGCTGGTTTAACCAGATTTTCATAAGGCCATTAAATGATCTCAAATTTGAACTTCATGCGAGAAGGGAGCATAACAAAAGGAGTCTTAGGTACACTAGTTTATTCCTTTGCCTACTGGAAATAGCTTTAGGCAGCGTATTGCAGGTGATAATGGCCGTTCTGTGGGTAGTGACGTTACCGTTCTGGGCTGTGCATGAATTTTGTGCGTGGAGCTGATAAATTAAACTGATATTTAACTGAGTAACAGGAAAGGTGGAGGCTTTTTAGGTCTGGTGTTAATTTCCAAGCTGTTTGTTAATTGCGGCAGTTGCGACACCTTCAGAAATTGCGGCTATCATTTTTAGACTTGCAAAACCAATTTTTGATGAGATTTTCTTAACTTCATTCCAATTAGAGTCTTCACGTATATTGGCAAGAAATTCATGTCCGTTAGGTGTCAGGTCTACATGATAATAACCTAATTGTTTATGATCCTCATATCGAGCAGGAGTGTATAACAAGCCAGACATTAGAAGATTTCTAACGTGATATAAAACCACTCCTTCAGGGTATTGGTTTAATTCTTCATCTGAATAGTTTGGGGCTGGTGTGAAGTAACATGCTTCATCGTACGTGGATTCTGATTCAACATAAATCATTATTTGTCTTATACATTCATTATTAATACGCATATACTTTTTCCTCTCATCAAGAACCTTATATTTTGATTATATTATATGGTTGAATAAAGTTAAAATCAAGTAAAAGCTGGGATATGTGATATAAGGTTTTGATTAATGTTTGCACTCCAAAAGTATATATAATATGCTAAGCGAATTAGTATTTGGGAAAGGAGCATGGTATGTTAAAGTGTCCCGATTGCGGAAACCGTTTAGAGTTATGCATAGCAACTTGCGGTAGATTGAGCCGAAAAATAAAAAAGAATGGCGAGTTATATAAAAAAGCTGGTGGATATATAGGTAAACCTACCGGACAAAGCGAGTTTTTAAGCTGCGAAAGGTGTGCATTCATTTACGATTTTTCGAGTTCAGTTAATATCATTTCTGAATTTGATAAGTGGTATAACGAACTGGAGGAAGCGATATTTGATTGTGACTAAAATTAGTATTTAGTAAAAAGAAAGGTGGCTGATATACATGTTCGTAAATGTGACTATCAAAAATAAAAAGACAGGTGAAGTAATTGATACTGATGAGAATGGAGTATTTGCAATTATTAGGTTTGAAGCTAATGGAAATATCGAAGTTGTATCATTAGGAACTTGTGTAGACAATAGTACCAGAACAGAACCAGATACAATCGAAAAGAATTTTGATATTAGTGAATATGAAATTTTGTCTGTAGATATCATTCGTTAAACTGAGATTTGGCGGTGTAAGCCAGAATCGGCAGAAAGGAGCAATATGGCTATTTTGAACTATTCGACAACGGTTGACGCTTTCAAGACCGTGTCGGAAATAGAATACATACTCATGAGACATAAGGCAAAGTCGATCATGAAGAATTACGAGGGTGAAAGCATTACTGGCCTTTCGTTTCTTATCGACACAGGAAGCCAGCAGATACCGGTTCGCCTGCCTGTAAAGATAAGTGAATGCCTGGAGATTATGAGGCAGGAGAAAAAGAAAAATCCTAGGAGCAGCATAAAGGCCACAAGAGAACAGGCGGAGCGTGTTGCATGGAGAATCTTAAAAGATTGGGTAGAGGCGCAGATGGCGTTATTGGATATAGAAATGGTACGTTTTGAGGAAATTTTCCTTCCGTACATTGAGACATCAAGCGGACAGACAATTTATGAACGTCTTGAAAGTCAGCAATTTTTATTAAATGGGTAATGTGTCTGTGGAAGGAGGAGTAATCATTGAGAAAATCGTCAAAAGATTGTAGGGCCGATAAGGCCAGTGTTATCAGCCGTTTACAAGCTGAGGCGGATGCAGCTATAAAGGCACCGCCGGTTACGACCAGTAGTGCTATAGATCCGCCATACTTGTTTACAAGCTCATGTCCGGATCCGAAGCGAAGGATAGGCCGAGCTTGTGCGGAAGCAAGACTTAATAAAAAAAGGGGTATAAATGAAAACAATAGACTGCCTAATGGCAGTTGGGGCAGCAGGATAGGAAAATAAATACCAATACATAGATTAAATAAAATAGCCGGGGATTTATCCTCGGCAATAAAAAAACTTTATGGAGAACATACATTCGATAAAATAAAATAAAATAGCGATACACCCACCGCCAAGTAGATTGTATCGCTTCATATCGCTTAAGGAAATTATAGCATAACATTAGTCCTTAAGCAATGGAGAAGGAGAAAATTATGCAGAATTTGAAAGAGAGATTTATTAACGATATATTAATGGCAGAGCAGAGGGAGCTTACAAACGATCAATTAAAAATGCTTGAAATTAATCTACGGGTTTGGAGCCGTAACATTTCGTTTCATGAAGAATGTACACAACTTTCCACAAAGAATGATAATAATGAATATATTATCAAACTATTTATATCACATAAAAAGCTAGAGAATCTTTCTGAGAGAAGTATAGAACAATATGTCAGGACAGTTTGGAAAATGCTTGAATATCTTAACAAAAACTATAAGGATGTTACAGCAGATGATATAAAGTATTATTTGGCCATATATAAAACCCAAAACAAGGTTAGTTCAACAACATTGGCAGGAACAAAGCGTTTTTTGTCTGCATTCTATGGCTGGGCAGCAGAAGAAGGATTAATTCAAAAAAATCCAGTAAGAGCAATAAAGGGAATAAAGCCAGATCCAATAAAAAAGGAGTTTCTCACTGAACATGAGAAAGAGTTACTGAGAGATAATTGTAAAACAACAAGAGAATTGGCGCTAGTCGATTTTTTGCTATCAACAGGGGTTAGAGTAGGCGAGCTGGTTACACTTAACCGTGATGATGTTAATTTTCAGACGGGTACGGTTAATATAATTGGTCACAAAGCAAGAAAATTTAGAACTGTCTATTTATCAGCCAAAGCTTCCAAACATCTGAAAGATTATTTGGAGAGTAGGGTAGATAATGATCCGGCACTCTTTGTAGGAACAAGAAAACCATACAATCGACTAGGACATACCAGTTATGAAAGTATCTTGAAAAATATAGCTAAAAGAGCAGGGATACAAAAACATTGTACTGTTCACCTATTTAGGAAAACACTGGCAACAACTCTTCATAGAAACGGCTGTAGTTTGGAATATATTTCCGAGATTTTAGGACATGCGTCTACTAATACTACAAGGCAATGCTATCTTACTATCTGTCAGGAAGACATTCAGGCGGCATTTAATAAATATGTAGCATAGAGAGGAGTTATATGAGGGAGAATGAAAAAAGAGAATTTTTGAATTCATATCGTAGAATAGTATTAGAGCTTATTACATTACGTGAGAAAAAGGAGGAGTTAATAATAAATAAAATTTCGCCTAGTAGTATGAGTGATGGAATGCCACACGGAACAGGTGTATCTGATCTGTCAGATTATGCAGTGCAAATGGAAAAGCTTGAAAGTAAAATCACAATACTTTTAAATAAAAAAAATAGTTTACATAAAATGATTGTAAAATATATAAATATGATAAACGATAAGAATGAGAAACGGGTATTGAAATATAAATACATAAATCTAATGAGCTGGGATATAATTGCCAGTAAAACCGGGAAATCCTATAGACAAGTATTGAGAATCCACGGAAAAGCATTAAAAAAGATGCCTTTTGAAAGCATCAAAAAAAATAATTGACATGTCACATAAAAAGTTGTATTATGATATTAGCAGAAGTTTAATAATAAGGCTCCCAATTACGGGGGCCTTTTTCTGTACTCATAACATATTATAGCTGCGGACAGTAAATGTCAGTAGCTTATTTTATTAATCTCAAAAACAAACACGATTAAGAGGTGGTGAGGCTTGGCTAGAGCGCCAAACAGTCAGGCAGAACAGGCAAAGACGTTGTATCTGTCTGGTAAGAAACTTATTGAGATTGCGGAGAATTTCGGTGTATCCGCAGGAACGGTACGAAGCTGGAAAAACCGTTACAAATGGGATGGAGAACCAAATGCAACGTTGCAGAATGGAAAACGCAACGCTGCAAAAAAGCGAGGTGGGCAGCAGGGAAACAAAAACGCTGCTGGAAACAGGGGAGGATCAGCGCCAGAAAATAATAAAAACGCGGTAAAAACGGGAGAGTTTGAGGCTCTCTTTTTTGATGCCCTGGGGGAAGATGAAAAACAGCTAATCAGTATGATCCAGCTTGATAAGAAGCAACTTCTTCTTCAAGAAATCCAGCTTCTCACAGTCCGGGAACGGCGAATGCTGAAACGGATTGAGGATATAAAGCGAACTGCTGACGATCAGAAAAATGATGATACTTTGGGTATGACAGCAGTTAAGTACAAATCTGGCACAGAAGAGCACACTATGGAATATCAAGGAGCCTTGGGACAGATCCAGGCGGTGGAAGATGCTCTTACCCGTGTTCAGGCCCGTAAGCAGAAAGCTATTGACTCTTTGCATCGTTATGGCTTTGATGATGCCCGTCTGGAACTGGAGATCATGAAGGTTGAACTGGAAACACTGAAACGGGATCCATCAGATCAGGAGATTGAGGACGATGGTTTTATGGCTGCCATGAATGAAGGGGCTGCCGAGATCTGGGGTGATGCGGATGATTGAAAGACTGAAAGCCCTAAAAGCCAAGATTGAAAAGTTAAAGCAGAACCGCAACATATCTACCAAGTTACAGGTATTTAAGTTTCAACCCTTCTCCCTCAAACAAAAGAAAGTCCTTACATGGTGGTGTGATACTTCTCCAGTCAAGGATAAAGATGGAATCATAGCAGATGGAGCGATCCGATCCGGAAAGACGGTCTGCATGTCATTGTCATTCATAATGTGGGCCACGCAGCGGTTTAAAGGTCAGAATTTCGCCATGTGTGGTAAGACAATCGGATCATTCCGGAGAAACGTACTTTTCTGGCTTAAGCTCATGCTTAAGAGCCGGGGCTACCGTGTGGTAGATCATAGATCTGACAATCTGGTGGAAATCAGCAGAGGAAAGGTCACGAACTACTTCTACATATTTGGTGGAAAGGACGAACGTTCCCAGGACCTTATCCAGGGTATCACACTGGCTGGTGTGTTCTTCGATGAAGTGGCCTTAATGCCGGAATCCTTTGTTAATCAGGCAACCGGCCGTTGTTCCGTTGATGGATCAAAGTACTGGTTCAACTGCAACCCTGATGGACCATATCACTGGTTTAAAACAAACTGGATTGATGAAGCAAAGAAAAAGAATCTGATTGTCCTTCATTTCACCATGGAAGATAACTTAAGCCTATCAGAGAAGATTAAGGCCAGATACCGGAGCATGTACAGTGGAGTTTTCTATAAGCGCTATATCTTAGGCTTATGGGCTATGGCTGAGGGCATCATCTATGACATGTTTGACGTTGATAAGCATGTTAAGAAAGTTAAGGACTTTGCCCGGCTGTTGATTGACGGTGGTCGATATGTAAGCATTGATTACGGTACGCAGAATGCAATGGTATTTCTCTTATGGAATAAAGGGATTGACAAGAAGTGGTACTGCACCAGGGAATATTATTATTCTGGCCGGGATAAGGGAAAACAGAAATCCGATTCTCAGTATGCAGATGATCTGGAGAACTGGTTGGAAGGAACGCCAGTTAAAGCCATAATTGTGGATCCGTCAGCAGCTTCCTTTATTACAGAACTGAACAACCGTGGATACAAAACCATGAAAGCAGACAATTCCGTGGAAGATGGCATCCGGCTGGTTTCTACGCTACTAAATACAGGAAAGATAGTATTTAGCCAGTCCTGCATCAACACAATTAAAGAATTTGCTTCCTATATCTGGGACGCAAAGGCTGCGGATCGGGGAGAAGATAAGCCGATAAAGCAACATGATCATGCTATGGATGCAGTCAGGTATTTCTGCTATACGATACTCAATAATAAAACTATAAAGATCCGGAGTAAATCTGCATATGGATTCAATTAAAGGTAGTAAAGTATGAAAAAGATTGATGTAAAAGAAAAATATTTAAACGACTACATTAACAAGAACTTTGATGATTCGATTCCAGATGAAAGAGAAGTTATTAAAACCTTAGACTTTGAAAACTATGTTCTGGAAAGAGAATGGAAAAACTTATTAGAGGAGTTATCTATCATGGCTCCATTTAAATGGTTTTTGAGGAATAAACAGAAAGAAGGTGAAAGCCACGTACATATACACAATGCCAAGGGAATCCTGGGACGAACTGAACCCAGATAAAGAGGCAATTCGCACCCTGATAGTAAAGCACCGTAGGGAAGCGACCAGGCTCAAAAAGCTCATGAAATACTATGAAGGTCAGCATAAGATCCTAACAGAAAGTCGTAAAACAAAGCTGGTATGTAATCATGCGAAGGATATTGCAGATACAGCCAGCTCTTACTTTATCGGAAACCCGGTGTCTTATAAAAGTAAAGAGGATATAGCCATACTGACAGATGCTTTTGAACAGGCGGGAGCTGATGAAGCGGATGGGGACAATGGCCTGGATCTTTCTGTATATGGGCGAACCTATGAGTACATTTATCCAGAAGAAGGAGAAACGGATCTTACCATAAAGAGCCTATCTCCAGAAAACACCTTCATGGTATATGATGATACCATTGAGCAGAAAGAACTTTTCGCAGTCTATTATTATGCCAGGAAGGACGATTCTGACAAAAAGAGAACCATATTTGTAGCTACGGTACTGACGGAACATTACAAATATGTCCTGAACATTGATGATATCACCGGACCACAGGCATTACTGGAAGAACCGGTTCCCCACTATTTTGAGGAAATCCCCGTTGTTGAGTATTTGAACAATAAGCTGGCTATCGGTGACTATGAATTGCAGATTCCACTAATTGATGCTTACAACGCTTTAATGTCTGACCGCATCACCGACAAGGAGCAGTTTATAGACTCAATCCTTGCCATATACGGAGCAATGCTTGGGGATCCTGATGCAAAAGATGAGGACGGGAAAAGTGCCAAGGAGCGCATAAAGCAAGATAAGCTTATGGAGCTTCCGGCAGATGCAAAGGCGGAATATTTAACCAGGACTTTTGATGAGGCTGGAGTAGAGGTCCTTAAGAAAGCCATTGAGCAGGATATACATAAATTCTCCCATATCCCATGTATGACAGATGAAAGCTTCGGCGGAAATATCTCCGGTGTTGCTATGGAGTTTAAGCTTCTGGGTATGGAAAACATTACTAAAATCAAGACCAGGTACTACAAGAAGGGACTGCGTAAGAGAATTCGCCTCTTCTCCGGTTGGCTCCAGAAGAGTAAAGCTGTGAATATAGATATTTCTGGTATTGCACCAACCTTTACGAGAGCCTTACCCCGGAACCTCCTGGAGATTAGTCAGATTGTTGCAAATCTTTGGGGGAAGGTCAGTAAAAAAACATTACTTTCCCAGATTCCTTTCATAGACAATTTGGAAGATGAAATAAAAGCGGTGGATAAGGAAGCAAAAGAGGCAGTAAAGCAGCAAAAGGAAATCTTTGGTTTAGGCAGTAATACTCCACCAGAAGATGAGGAGGAAGAGGCAGCAGGAGAGAAAAAGGCTGGTGCTTTAGATGAATAACCTTTCCTACTGGGAGAAAAGGAAAGCGCAGGAGATGTTCCAGTATATGGCCAAAGCCGAACAGGTGGCCGATGAGATATCAAAACTGTATGTAAGAAGTTCCCGGTATATCAGTATGGAACTTGAAGATATTTTCGAACGGTATCAGAAAAAGCATAAGCTTTCAAAGGAGGAAGCTCGTGAGCTTTTAAACACAATGAAAGACCCGACTTCTCTTAGTGAATTAAAAGAGGCTTTAAGAGCGAAGCCCGGAAGCCAGACAAAAGCTGAGATCCTAGCAGAACTGGAAAGCCCGGCCTACCGTGTCAGAATGGAAAGGCTCCAGCAACTACAAAACCAATTAGATGCTACCATGCAAAAAGTGTACCAACAGGAAAAGGCGCGGAGCACCAGTCATTATGTGGATCTGGCAAAGGAAGCATATTACCGATCAATCTTTGATATACAGGCACAAACAGGTATAGGATTTAGTTTTAATCATATATCAAAGAAAGCCATAGACCGAGTTGTTAATAGTAAATGGTCCGGGGCGAACTACTCCGCAAGAATTTGGAAGAATACGAAAGAATTATCCAAGGATATAAAAGCGGAATTGCTTATGAACCTTATTACCGGACGTACAGACAGGGAAGTTGCTGAAATCATAATGGAGAAGTTTGCAGCAGGATCCAGTCAGGCCAGGAGGCTTGTCAGGACAGAAAGTTGCAATCTTGCCAATCAAATGGAAATGGCTTCTTATGAGGAATGCGGGATTGAGTATTACCGTTTTGTGGCCACTCTTGACTTAAGGACTTCGACAATATGTCAAAGATTGGACGGACAACGTTTCAAGGTATCAGAGCAACAGCCAGGGCTTAATTGCCCACCTATGCATCCGTGGTGCCGGTCGACAACAATCTGCGATATACAGGAAACAGATCTGGTAGATATGAAACGAAGAGCCAGGGATCCCGTTACTGGAAAGGTGCGGACCTTTCCTGCGAATATAACATTCAAACAATGGTATAAAGCGCAATCCATTGTAGCATAGTTGCACCGGTGCAACAGAAAGGAGGCCTCTCATGACTCAGCTTTGTGTAACGGCTCTTATTATAGCTGTACTTTATAACATCACTAAAGTGGTAATTAAGAAGATGGAACTGTCTTATATGGACATGAAAAACCAGAAAGAAGGAAGGTATCTAAATTAAAGGAGGTGATCCGATTATCTCCCTCTGGGGCGGCGGGGTGAAGCTCCCTACTGAAAAACATAGCTGACAAACACGCGGGAATCTCCTGGGTGTTATTTTTATAGTAAAGTAACGATCCGGGCAAAGAACGGAACGGGGCAGAAAGGATAGATAAATGAAGAAGAAAAATGTAATACCAATGAATTTACATTTCTTTGGGTATGATGGAGACGGTGCCGGCACAGAAGGTGGCGAGGGCGGCGGATCCGGAGCGCCGGGAAATGAAGGAACAGGAGATGAAGGTGCCGGTGGTGATGGCAGTGGAAAAGAGCAGGATCCGCCAAAAACAAAAACTTTCGATGAAATATTGAAAGAAGGTAGCTATCAGGCAGAGTTTGACCGAAGGGTACAGAAGGCCCTGGGGACTGCTAAAGAGAAATGGTCTGCCCTGATGGATGATAAACTTTCCGAGGCTGAAAAACTATCTAAGATGAATAAGGAAGAAAAGGCTGAATACATGCGGCAGAAACAGGAAAAGGAACTCTTGGACCGTGAGTCAGCCATTACACGCCGGGAGCTTATGGCTGAGGCCAAGAACGCCTTGGCAGAAAAGAAGCTTCCCGTAGAGCTTGCAGAGGTCTTAAACTACACAGATGCAGAATCCTGCAATAAGTCTATATCAGCCATAGAAACCGCATTTCAAAAGGCTGTAGAGGCTGGGATCCAAGATAGATTAAAGGGCACTCCTCCAATTAAAAAAGCCCCTCAAACTGGCTCCTATACAAAAGAGCAGGTGGAAGCAATGTCACCGGAGGAAATTAACGAGAATTGGGATGCGATATCCACTTCCATGAAAACATGGAAATAACAACAATGAAAGAGAGGTAATTATTTATGTCAGTAACAAACTTTATTCCTACTATCTGGAGTGCCAGACTCTTAAGACACTTAGACAAGAAACATGTATACGCAAACCTGCTGAACCGTGATTATGAAGGTGAAATCAAGAATTATGGTGACACAGTCAAGATTAACCAAATTGGTGAAGTTGAAATCAAGGATTATGAAAAAAATAAAGATATTGATGCACCAGACGAGTTAAGCGGAGATCAGCTTACACTTACCATTGATCAGGCAAAGTACTTTAACTTTGGTATTGATGATGTGGATGCAGCTCAGGTAAATCCCAAATTGATGGATAAAGCTATGATGAGAGCTGCCTATGGTATGAACGATGTAACAGACCGCTTTGCCGCTAATTTACTTTACATTAATGTAGCTGCTGCTAATATCTTGGGAAACGACACTACGCCGATTGTACCCACCGCTAACGATGCTTATGATGCACTCGTAGACCTTGCTACGTTATTAACTGAGGCTGATGTACCAATGGAAGGTAGATGGGCGGTCGTTCCTGCGTGGTACCACGGATTCTTGCTTAAAGATAAGCGTTTCGTAGGTAATGGTACGGATTATAACAAAGCAATCCTGGAAGGTGGAGAGGTAGGCGTGGCAGCAGGATTACGTGTGAGCCTATCTAATAACGTACCTAACACAACTGGAACAAAGTACAAAATCATTGCTGGAACCAATGAAGCAGGTTCTTATGCCGAGCAAATTTTACAGACGGAAGCTTATCGACCAGAGAAGCGATTTTCTGATGCGGTTAAAGGTTTGCATGTTTACGGTGGTAAGGTGCTTCAGCCGAAGTGCCTTGCAGTTATGACAGCAAATAAAAGATAGGAGGAAGTTCCATGTATATTAGAAATATAAAGACTGGAATCGTCCAGGAATGTAGCAATATAGATGTTATTAAAGTTTGCCGTAAGGATGCAGAAAATTACGTGGTAACCGAAGGGGAACCAGTGACTCCGATACTAGAAGTTGTTGATAAAATGACAGAACCAGAATTACCATTAACTACTGAAAAGGATCTGGAGGATATGACAGTGCCTGAGTTAAAGGCATTAGCAAAGGAAAAGGGTATTGACGGATTTTCTTCTCTAAACAGGGATGATTTACTCTCTGTACTAAAGGAAGTGGAATAAATGGAAGATGTTGAAAAACTGAAAAAGCTTACCGGGGAGAGTGATCAAGAATTGCTCTCCCTTTTGCTTGATGATGCTAAGGAATTTGTCCTTTCCTACACAAACCGGACGGAGTTACCCCCGACATTACAGAAGACAGTCCGTGATCTGGCCGTAATTGCCCTAAATCGTATGGGAACAGAGGGCGAGTCCAGTCGAAGCGAAGGCGGGGAAAGCTACAGTTTTGAAGATGCCCCAAAGCAGATTTATGGCGTACTTGACCGTTACCGGTTGGTACGTTTAGGAGGTAAGGCCTATGAGACTAAAAAGGAACCGGTTGAAACAGTATCACCTTAGGCCCGCAGAGGCAAAGAAAGACAACGAGGGAAATTCCTACATAGAGTACGGAGAAGCAAAGTCTGTTACTGCTGAAATCTGGCCCGCAGGAGGAAAGCTCCAGGCTGAACTATACGGGCAAAGGCTTTCGTACATACGAAACTGCCGGATTGATGGAGCATACAAGGTGCAGACAGATGCGAAAGGGAAAGTGAGTTATCTTTTGGGCGAAAAGTCAGTCCGGGAAGGGGATGGTATCTGTGTTTATGTTCCCGGTGAATCAAACCCTGATTATAAGATCATAGCAATCCGGCCGTACCGCAACCTCTATATGGAATTGGAGAAAATGTGATGGAAGGAAATATCAAAGGACTTGATAAGCTAATGAAGAAGTATGGCGCCCTTGCTACACAGGTCGTGGGCCAGAGTATGGAAAAAGCGGTAGGAGCCTCTGCCAAAATGGTGCAAGGGGAAGCAAAGCTGCTATGTCCGGTCAATGATGGCGAATTACGAAGGAGCATTATGTCTGAAATAGAAGTGCAGGATGGAAAGGTGACCGGTATCGTTTACACCAATAAAAAACACGGTCCTTATGTAGAGTTTGGAACCGGACCGGCAGGAGAGGCAGACCATGCTGGTATCTCTCCTTCTGTTTCTCCATCTTATACTCAGTCCCCCTGGTGGATCCACGAAAGCCAGATTGATGCAGCTACGGCTGAAAAGTATCACATGTTTCACATAGACACGCCAGAGGGACGTTTTTATCAAAGCTCCGGCCAGGCAGCGCAACCGTTTATGTATCCTGCTCTTAAAAACAACGAGGAACGGGCAACGCGTAACATAAAGAACTATTTGGCAAGAGAGATCAGAAAGGCGGTACAGGATTGATTAATGTAAAAGATGAAGTGTACGCAGCTCTTTGTACTGTTACTGATAATGTCACAGACTTCTACCCAAATGATTGGCAGCAGGATCTTGCAATCCAGTATATGGAAGAAGATAACAAGGTTGTGGAGTACACGGATATGAAAGAGCAAAAGGCCTATTGCAGGTACCGTATTGACATTTGGGCCAAAAAGAGCACCTCAACAACAGCGGTGGAAGTAGACAAAGCCATAGCAGCTTTGGGGCTTAAACGCACACAATGTACGGACGTTGAAGATTCAAGCGGGTTTAAGCATAAACAGATGCGGTATGAAATGGTAATTGATGTAAAGTCCAAACAGGTCTACCACGATTAGGAAGGAGAAAAATAAATGTTAGCAAATGGCACAACACTAGGAATGAAGAAAGAAGGAGAAAATGCCTATATAGACTTACCAGGTCTGAAAGAGGTACCGGAACTTGGTGTGGATCCGGAGAAGGTGGACAATACCACCCTTGTGGATAAAATGAAACACTCAGAACTTGGAATTGGTGAACCTGGCGATCTGACTTATAAGTTCAAATGGGACAATGGACCAAATTCCTCTTATAGAAGACTGCGTAAAGTTTCAGATGATAAAGAAACCGTATCTTTTGAGCAGACATTTCCAGACGGTACTAAATTTCATTTTGACGCACAGTGCAGCGTAAAAGTTGGTGGAGGCGGTGTCAATGCAGCGGTTGATTTTACGCTCACACTTGGCTTACAGACAGACCTTGAAGTTACAGACCCGGCAGCAGGAGAATAAAGAAAGAGAGGTAATACATAATGGAATATGGTTTAGATGAAGAGAAGGTTGTTAGTGAAGAAAAGAAAGAGGAAGCTACAAAGTCAAAGCGTGCTCCCTTTGCTTATTGGGAAGTGGGAGGAAAAGAGTATAAATTAAAACTTACTACTGCGGTAATCTGTCAGTTAGAAGATAAATTTAAATGTAACTTGATGAACATACTCCAAAACTCTGGAGGAATGCCTCCTCTGGCTATGATGCTCACCATTACCCAGGGAGCTATGAAAACCTGGGAGCACGGTGTAAAGTATGCCGATGTGCAGAATATGTTTGACAAGTACTGCGAAGAGGGAGGAACACAGCTTTCTTTCTTGACAAACGTATTAATTCCCATTTTTACTGTATCCGGTTTTTTCTCGGAGGACCAGCAGACGGAAGTGGATCGAATGCTGGAGGAAGCCCAGGATATCAGATAAATACATATACGGATCTTATTAATGAAATATATCCGGCTGCCTTAGATCATGGAATCGCTCCGGAACGCTTCTGGACTCTTTCTCTGGCAGAAGTAAATGAAATCTTGGAAAGTTCCGTGAGAAAAGAACGCAATCAAATGAAGCTGCGCTTGATAGAAAAGCATTTCCTTGCGCAGGATATTGCTCAGTATGTGAGCCTTGTAGTTAATGGTTCAAATGAAAACAAAGCCTTAGAACTTTGGGATTATTTTCCGGAATTATTTGAGGATGAAAGCGCAATCGCAGAAAAGAAAAAACAGGAACAGGAATTGGCGGTGTACAAAGCCCAGATGATAGACTTTGCGCACCGCCATAACCATGCCAGGGCAGGAGGTGGTAAAGCTGGACGGCATGACGCTTGAAAAGCTTCAGGTAATCATTGAGGCTTATACAAAGCCTTATCGTGATGAACTGGAGAAAGTAAAAAAGCAAACAACCAATACCGCGGCTCATGTGGAGCGTCAGACTACAAAGATGGCATCCTCATTTAAAAAGATAGCAGCAGTTGTGGCAGCAGCCCTCAGTATTACCGCCTTGGTAGCCTTTGGAAAGTCGTGTATTGATTTGGGTTCGCAGCTGGCAGAGGTAGATAACGTCATACAACAGGCCGTCCCCAGTATGGAAGGTCGGATTGATTCTTTCGCTAAGAAGGCAATAGAGCAATTCGGAATGTCGGAAATATCGGCTAAACGATATGCCGGTGTATTTTCCTCCATGGCCAGGGGATTTAAGTTTTCCGAGGAATCGGCCGCTACCATGGGTATGACGCTTACAGGACTGTCTGCGGACGTCGCATCCTTTTATGATACCAGTCAGTCAGAGGCATTTACAAAATTAAAGAGCGTCTTTACAGGTGAGACTGAAACCTTAAAAGATTTAGGAGTGGTCATGACCCAGGCGGCCCTTGATGCGTGGGCTCTTGAAAACGGGTACGGAAAAGTAACGGCTAAGATGTCAGAGGCGGAAAAAGTAGCCCTGCGATACGCTTTCGTACAAGACAAACTGCGGTTTGCCAATGGTGACTTCGCCCGGACCTCAAATAGCTGGGCGAATCAGGTCCGTATTTTGACAGAACGTTTCAATGCGCTAAAAGCTACCATAGGCCAGGGACTTATAAATGCCTTTACTCCGGTTATTCAAGTAATTAATATCGTATTATCTAAGCTCCAGACCATGGCAAATTATTTTAAGGCCTTTACATCGGCACTCTTTGGAAATGCCGGAGGAAGTAGTAGTAATGGTGTAGCTGATACTATGTCAAATGCAGCAGGATCCTCTGGAGCGGTAGCGGATAACCTTGGAAACGCTGCTAAGTCTGCCAAGGAAATGAATAAACAGTTATCAGGATTCGACGAACTGAATAATTTGAGCTCCGGAAGCGGAAAAGATGGTGGATCCGGTGGTGGTGGAGCTCCGGACTTAGGAAATCTAAACGGCGAGCTATTTGCAGGTGTTACGGTCAATCCGGCCCTGGAAGCATCGGCGCAAAAGATTAAAGATTTAGTTGACTCTATCAAAGAAGCTGCAGAGCCTACCAGGGTAGCCCTGGAACGGCTGTGGAATGAAGGTCTTGCAAAGTTTGGGACTTTTGTATGGACTGGACTAAGGGATTTTTACCATGAATTTTTAGTACCTCTTGGAAAGTGGACGTTAGGAACTGGTATTCCCATGTTTGCGGATGCAATAAACAACTTTCTTCTAAAGGTAAACTGGCCGGCAATTAACGAGGCACTGAAAAACTTCTGGAAGGCGTTGGAACCGTTTGCCGAAAAGGTAGGAGAAGGACTATTAAAGTTCTTTTATGATCTTCTTGACGTGGGAGCGGACTTTATTAATTTAGTAGTGCCTGGAGGCCTGAATGCGCTTGCAACGGCTTTAAACAACATAGATCCGGAACAGGCTGAAAAAATTGGGTATGCTCTAGGAGTTATTGCTACTGCTTTTGTAGGGTTTAAGGCAGTATCCAGTGTGTTTACAACTCTTAAGTCAATCGGAGCATTGGTTGCAGGTCTAAAGCTTACCGGGCTTGTAAAAAATCTTGCAGAAATGATAGCAGTTGTAAGTGGAGGAGCCGGAACGCTAGGCGAAGCCTTTGCAGTATATTTTCCTAAGCTATCGGCCTTTGTCGGAGCTATTAGTAAGATTGGTTCCGGTTTACTTACCGCAATTAATGGACTACCAGCCATAATGCAAAGTGGAGGCCCTGCCCTTGAAATGCTTGTCGTAGAGATCCTTGGGTGGTTAAATGATGCGCTGGATAAACTGCTTCCAGAATGGGCGACAAGGTTCTTAGGCAACTTGATTGCAGGGCTTGTGTCTGGAGCTGTGGCAGGTTCGGCGATTCCTGGCATTGGTACTCTGGCCGGTGCGATTGTTGGAGCCATTATTGGTGCGCTTAATGGCATTGTGATTGATGGCAAGAGCGTTCTTAAAACCATAGGGGATAAGATCTTTAACTGGGATACCATGCAGAGCCTTTTTAAAACCGCAGAGGACGCTTTTACCAGAGCGTTTTCTGGGAATGAGGCATGGTATAAAATCGGTGCAGATATAGTACTTGGAATTGGCGCAGGAATCAGCGGAGCATTTGCATTTCTCCTAGAACCGATTGGGGACCTTTTGGACTGGATTGTGGAGGGAATATGTAGTGTGTTTGGTATTCATTCCCCTGCGGCAGAAATGAAGCCTTACGGAGCGTTTATATTGCTTGGAATTGTGGAAGGGTTTAAAAATACTTTTGGAGAATGGACCAATTCTTTAAATGAGTGGTATAGCAATTACATAGCGCCTTGGTTTACTGTTCAGAAATGGAGTGAGTTATACAGTACCATAAAGGATTCGCTTAAAAAGACCTGGGACGAAACCGTGGGACAGTGGACGTCAGGAATAACTGGCTGGTGGGATAAAGATGTAAGCCCCTGGTTTACTCTGGAGAAATGGAAAGGTATTATGTCAAAGGTCCCGGATGCATTTACAACTACTTTTAGTAATGCGATTGCAGGAGCTCGTAGCCTGTTCAATAAGTTTATAGACTGGCTGAATGAAAAGATGAAATTCCAATGGGATAGCGTGGAGATTGCTGGTCAGACCATTGTAGAAGGTGGATCCTTCCAGCTCTTTAAGATCCCAAACATTCCAGCGTATGCTTCTGGTGGATACCCAACTACGGGGGAAATGTTCCTGGCCAGAGAATCCGGGCCGGAGCTTGTTGGCCGGATTGGAAACAGGACAGCAGTTGCTAACAATGATCAGATCACAGCAGGAATAAAGAATGCGGTCATTGAGGCAATGCTGGAAGTGGCTCCGGCTTTTGCAGGGAAGGGAGATATGAACTTATTCCTGGAGTCAGATGCCGAAGGGATTTTCAAGTTGGTTCAGAAAAAGAGTGAAGAATATTTTAGAAATACTGGAAAAAGTGCTTTCCAGAGTTAAATTGAGCGCCTGGGATTCTGGGCGCTTTTATCATGAATAAAAGGAGTGTGATGCCTTTGCCTTATCAAGGATATTTTTTAAAGGTCGATGGAGTTGTGCTTCCCAATAACTTTATATCGCATGGGAGTTTAGTTATTGTGCCAGATCAAAGTCAGGACTTGGATTCCTACCGTGACCAGATTGGAAAGCTGAAACGTAATGTCCTACCACATAAGCCCACTAAAATTGAATTCACCACTAAAATGATGCACGAGAATGAGAAGCAGTTATTCAAAGAGATTATGAAAAATCGGGATGAATATCAATTAGAGTACTTGGACGGTGAATATAAGACAGGAACTTTTTACAGTCCGCCGTTCGAATTTAAAGTTTATGATATCAATGAGGTAACGGGAGACATTCGCTACATGCCCTTTCGCGTAGCAATGGTAGAATATTAGGAGGTGGAGTGTGCTTTCAATACCAGAGGATATAAAAGATTTATTCAGACAAAGTAATATAAGAGATCAGACCGTAAAGCTTGTGCGAATGCGCTTCTATGATGGTTCCATCAACTTGGTTTATCCAAGTGAAGAATTGTGGCCGGCTGATGATCTGTTTCCGGTCGACGATACTCCACTATTGCTTGTGGAAGGGGAACAGATCGCTTATGAGTCCTTAAGTATCAATCAGATGCTTTGCTCCAGCGAGTCCTTGACATTCGGGGAGTGCAATGCAGCTAAGGTAGAAATAACCGTAGCCGATGTTACCATGGACGTAACAGGGAAAGAATTCATGTTGTCCCTGGAAGTCGGCGGTTATGAAATGATGTTAGGAATCTACAAAGTAGATAGTTTCGAACGGCAAGCAGACCGGAGGCTTAGGAAGATTGTGGCCTATGATCGCATGTTAAACTTTGATGTTGATGTGTCGGGCTGGTATCGTGGCCTTACGTTTCCAATGACATTAAAGCAGTACCGGGATTCATTAAGTAATTTTATTGGTATCCGTCAAAATAGTATAACCCTTCCTCTGGACGATATGGAAATCACGAGGTCCATTGATCCATCAAAACTATCCGGGCGTGATGCCATGAAAGCAATCTGTGAAATTAACGGATGCTTTGGTCGGATTGATGTAACAGGGAAATTCAAGTATGTATTCTTAGGAGCGTCAGGGCTTTTTCCATCCGAAGAGCTTTACCCGGCAGATGATTTATTCCCTTCTCAGATGGAGGGAGAAAACCTGTCACACTATAAGCCGTCAGGGACCACTTATGAGGACTTCTTGGTCTATGGAATAGATAAGGTGCAGATACGCCAGGAAGAGGGAGATATAGGGGCCTCCTATGGGGCAGGGACCAACGCTTATACGATACAGGGTAATTTCCTCGTCTACGGCAAAGATGCGCGGGAATTGCTTACTATAGCAGCTACCGTACATAACAATATCAGTCGAAAGATATACCGACCATGTAAGATTGTAACGCAAGCCCTTCCCTGGGTGGAACCGGGTGACGGAATTATTTGTTATACTTCGGATGATGTGGTTGAAACATACTGTCTAAAGCGTACTATAAAAGGCATTCAGGCTATGATGGACACATTCGAAGCCAGTGGCAGCAGAGAACGAAGGGAAAGCTTTGGAATCGGTACACAGATCATACAACTTGAAGGAAAGACGGCTGTTATTAAAAAGTCTGTAGAAGAGGTATCTGTACGGGTGACTGATTTAAAAGCTGAAACCGAAGCCCAGTTTAAAGTCACAGCAGAACAGATTCTCGCAGAAGTTACCAGGGCTCAGCAAGCAGAAGCGTCAATAAACATCAAAGCGGATCAGATAGCCCTGTCAGTAACAAACCTTAAAAATGATACAAATTCAAGGTTTGAGCAGACGGCGCAGCAGATATCACTTAAAGTAAGCAAAGGAGAGGTTTCTTCTCAGCTTTCCGTTGAAAGCGGAAAGGTAACAATAGCCAGTAATCGGCTTATAGTTGATAGCACTAATTTTAAGCTTGATGGTAACGGCAACGCTACCTTCAGTGGAGATATTAGAGGTTCTAGTATTTATGGTTCCTATTTTGAAGGTGGTGCAATTAACATAGGTGGTGGTACATTTTATGTAGATTCAGGTGGCAATGCCGCTATCAATGCCGGGGAGATAAATCTAGGAGGAGTAAGTATAAAAGAGAATTATTCCGATTTGGGAGCTTTTAGAATTTCCAGCCAAAAATATGGAGTATTATTTAGTACCAATGGTGAGATAACACTTGCAACAAGCGGTGCTATTGAAGACAACCCCATGTTACAAATAAGTAAAAACGGTAGAACTACAATTGTTGGTTATGGTGGAATCACCACAGGACAAATAAACTGTGATGAGATTTACTTATCTGGTAGTTGGTGGGACGGTTGGAGTCTCACAGAGGAAATTAAGTCGTTACATAGGGCCGTATTTGGATAAATATGTAAATAAGGAGGTTGCTTTTAAAAGAAATAATGGATATAATAAGGTAAATGGAGGTTAGAAAAATGAGATTTATAAAAAAACTTTCTGCTTTTACCGTATTGTTATCATTACTGTTTTCTTTTGAAACATTTGCTATGAACAAAACAAATTATTCACCTTATATACCGGACCCTCCACAACCATCTCCAATGAATGAAGAAAAATACGAGGATAGATCATTAGGGGCAAGATGGATTTGGGTTAGTGATAACTTGTGTATTCGGTATAAATCTTCTGAATATGTTACAAAGGATCGCCTGAAAGAATGGTATGACTTGGGTATGGCTAGTAGATGGGTGGTTCATAAAGATGGAACATGGGAAGTAAAATCCCGTGATACCTACACCGGCAAGTGGACCCAGTCCACAGACGGTATCTGGTCCTTTGAATTTGACGATAAGACTATTCCAGTTGGTGTAACTAAAATTAATGGTGTCATATATGCTTTTAATGGATACGGCGAACTAAAAGAAGGATACAGTTACTATAAAGAATTAAAAACAGCTGCTGACGGCCTTGTAACCGCTGATAGCGCAGAGTTTACTCAATGGCTTACAACTCAATATCTTCCAGAATGTACAAGCCACGAATAATTAAATAAAACTATAACACAGAGCGAGGATTGATTCCTTGCTCTTTTTGCATCCCGAAAGGAGTGATAAATTGAACAAGGTAATTACATTTACGGAAGAACAGGTATTGCAGATGAGGTATATGCTAAATGCAATTAATATAACCGGTATTCAGAATGCGAAGCAGGTGACAGCTATTGCGCAGGTGTTGGAATCCGGAACGCCAGGAGAAATCAAAGAGCCTGAGCAGAAAGAAGGTGAAGCTTAATGGCTTACGGACCGTATTATTACATTACAGATTGGGAAAATGAGCCATCTCAGAAAACTCCAATGAACCGTACTAATCTTTTAAAGATAGAAAATGGTATAAAAGAAGCTGATAACCGGATAGTACAGATTGATGCAAACAAAGCCGATAAGTCTACTATAAATACCTTGGTTAAAGACGTGACAGTTGATACTGATACCGGAATACTTTCCGTCACGCTCCAGAATGGTACAGTAAAGACTTACGACTTGGATATTGAAAAGGTTGTTGTAAACTTTGATATCAACGATCAAAACCAATTAGTACTTACCTTGGCGGACGGTACTGAAAAAGTAATTGACCTTACCCGTTACGTATATTCAGTAGATAGTACCTCGACCATAGCAATGCAGATTAATGATCGTACTATAACTGCCAGGATTGTTAATGGATCGGTCACAATGGAAAAATTAGATACTGCCATACAGACCGAGTTTAGGCAGTATATGCTTGATGCACAGTCGGCCCGTGATGCAGCACTCCAGTATCAAAAGTTTGCAAAGCGGTATGTCCTGGGTGATGTAGATTTTCCGGGAAGTGAAACGGATAACGCCAAGTATTACTATAATCAAGTTAAAGCTGATGCAGAAGCTTCCGGTAAAAATGCGCAGCTTGCGGCAGACAGTGCAGCGGTTTCCAGTACGCAGGCAGGAATATCCACCACGAAAGCGGCAGCGGCCACGGCGGCGGCAAACCAAACGGCAGCTGATGTTATAATAACTATACAAAAAGCAACAGCAGCAGGAGCAAGTGAGCAGGTGGCAAGGGATAAGGCAACCGAGGCAGGAGCTAGTAAGATGGCAGCAGAGCAGAGCGCTACAGAAGCCCAGGAGAGTGCATTAAAGGCAAAAAGCCTAACTCATGGTGGAGTTGTCCCAGAAGACGCGGAAGACAATGCAAAGTGGTACTGGCAACAAGTACAGGATCTAAAAAAGCAAATTGACCAAGTGGCTAAAATATCAATACCCAAGTTCTGGGTTGATCCGAAAACAATGCAATTAAAAAGTAACTTTTTGGCCAAGGGAATGAGCTTCCGGTACGACAAAGGGAAGTTTATTGGAAAGGAGATTATAGCTTAATGGAAGAAACAGAAGTAATTTATGGCACAATAGGAACGGTGCCAATGGGGGAATACGATCCGGATGTAAAATATGAGTTGTTAAATTTGGTATCCTACGATGGCAGCAGCTATACAGTACATACCGATCCCCCGATTGGAACTTTACCAACGGATACGAATTATTGGCAGTTATCGGCCCAGGGGACCAGTAAAGCTACGGCAAGCACACCGGGAACGGTCATGCCAGACGGTGAAACAACGAAGGTGGATAGTAATGGCTCTTTAAGCGTAAAGACCGCCACAAACGCAACAAGGGGCCTTGTAAAGGGCAGTGCTGGGATAAAGGTGGCTGAAGACGGTAGTATTGATGTAAACACTCTATTCACACAAGCCACAGAGATGGCCAATATCATAGCCGGTGAAGCTATTGCTACCGCACTTGGAAAGATATCCAAGTCTATAGCAGTTACTATGGGATTGAACGAAAATGCTGTACTTAAATCAATGATCACTAATATGGATGTCAATGACTCTACAAAGCTAAATTCCGCAGCCTATGTTCATAAGCTGACGGAACGTATTGGTATGGGTGAGGAGCTGGCAGCAGGAGCAAACTTGACGGCAGCAGTTAATGCGTTAAATAGCAATTTAGCTGGATTAACTGGTCAATACCCACTCATATACAAAGGGGTGTATTCCGGTAACCTCAACACGCCTCCAACCCCAGGATATTATCAAATGGCAGCACCCGATACGTTTCAGGGCGCGCCGGAAGGTACACAATTTACCGGATTAATCCAGTTCCCCGAAGCGTTATTTTACACCCAGATTATAACTGGTGCTGGGGGACAAGGAGGAGTAAAATCAAGGCGATTTATTGGCAATCCCCAAAGCTGGACTAACTGGGAATAATGATCATTTAGCACATTGCAATATAGCATAAACTGACTCCGCTAACTGGCCTTGATGATGAAAAAGGATTTCGTATATATCCTGTAAATCCAGTAGTTGATATACTGCTCACCTGTGACAAAAAATTGTCACCGCTTGCTCGTAACGTAAAAGTAACTGCTGGAATAGAACTGAATGCCTTATCAAATGTAACCGTAAACATTACCTCCGCACCGCTTGCTAAGCTATCTGTTGACGCAAAAACAGGATTGACAGTCGGTTTAAACTGTATTTCCTTTGCATTTAGTGCTGTTAAATTGCTATTTACAGAACTAAATAAACTTGTAAACCAGTCCCATACCGGGGCTTATTTTTATGTCCAAAAGGACGGAAAGGAATTAATTTATGAGTAATATCGAAAAAATCAAATTTGGAGATCAAACTTTCGATCTGGTCGCTGCAGGGGTGAACCTTGGGGAGTCAGGGGGAAGTATTTCCTTCCAGAAAGGAACTGCCAGCTTTGATAGTATCGAAACAATCCTAAAAGCTAACGGCAGCATTATGCAGATTGGAATATCAGGAGAAACGGACTGGAACCGGGCTAATCTTGTGTATGCTGGAAGACTAACAAAGCTATCCAACCAGGTGGTTGGTACTGAACAGGTTAAAGTCGGTACCGATAATGAAACAAAGGAACCAATTTATGAAACTAAGGATATCAGAGGGGATGTAATGATTGCCTTTTTTAAAGCCCCGGACTTATCAGAACGTGTATCAGTCCTGGAAACAGAGAATGCAACCTTAAAAGCAACCGTTGACAAGTTAGTTTTAGCAGGACTGGAGGCGTAAATATGTTTGAGACTTTATTGAGATTATATGCTGCTGGAAAAGGCCCGCTAACGGCTACTATGCTTGCAAATGCAGTTATTAAAGGTTGGATCACAGATGATCAGAAGAAAGATATAATGGCAACTAAAAAATAGAAAGAGTGAGGAAAATGAGAATGAAAAACGCATTATGTACAACTGCAGGAGTGGTAGGGAGCTTTATAGCATCATTATTTGGAGGCTGGGATACCGGTATTGCAACATTGCTCCTTTTTATGGGGATTGACTTTTTTTCTGGACTGGCAGTCGCCGGGATTTTCAAGAAGAGCACTAAGACGGAAACTGGAGCCCTGGAGTCAAGAGCCGGCTGGAAGGGGCTTTGCAGAAAGAGCATGACTCTACTCTTTGTCCTGATTGCTTACCGCCTGGATCTTGCTATCGGAACCAATTACATAAGGGATGCCGTGATTATTGGTTTTATGGCCAATGAGCTGATATCAATCGTGGAAAATGCTGGGCTTATGGGGCTGCCGCTTCCTGGTGTTCTTACAAAGGCTATTGATGTGCTGAAAAAGAAAGCTGTAACTGAATAATTTGTTGCGACGTCACAACTTTGGGGCCTAGGGAAATCTTAGGCCCTTTTTGATTGGAGGAAAATATCAATGAATATTGTAAAAGACTTAATCGAAAAAGCAAAGTCATGGACTGGATATCTGGAAAAAAAGGATAATAAAAATCTGGACCATTTCACAGCTAATGCCGGAAACAATAATTTTACTTGCTTTGCCAGAGATTACAAATTACATACCGGACAAAACCTACAGGGGCAGCCGTGGTGCGCAATTTACGTGTCAGAGGTATTTGTACAGATGCTTGGCTTAGAAACCGCTAAGAAGCTTCTGGGCGGTGATTTGTACCACTATTGTCCTACTGGCGTAAATCAGTTTAAAAAGGCCGGGCGTTGGTATTCGAAGCCAGAACCCGGAGACGTGGTGTTTTTTACTAACGGTGTTCGTGCTTACCATACAGGCATTGTCATTGAGGTCACGAGCACCAAGGTTAAAACCGTAGAGGGTAATACCTCCGGAGCAAGTGGCGTGATCGAGAACGGCGGCGGAGTCTGCCAGAAATCTTACAGTTTATCTTATGAGAAAATTATGGGATATGGTCGACCAGATTGGAACATTGTTCTGACAGAGGAAAAGAAATCTGGCTGGGCGCAGGTTGCAGATGGTTGGATGTACTTTAACGGAGATACCGGTCTACCGGTCTGTAATGACTGGGTACAGGTTGATGGTAAATGGTACTGGTTAAACGGTGCCGGGATTATGGTTACAAACACATGGTACCGGTACCATGAGGCATGGTATTATCTTGGCCCAGACGGGGCTATGTGCCAGTCTCAGCTTGTGGAGAATTCCGGAAAGGTTTACGCCGTAGACACTGATGGCAAAATGGTAACCGAGTCTTTAACACTTACACCGGACCAGAACGGCGCATTAATTTATAAAAGTTTGGCAATATAAACAACACAGGCGGGTATCCGGAATGATCTGGACCCGCCTTTTTATTGCTGCAAGACCATGACCCACTTGCAGCTCATCACATAAAAGATTAGCTTAAATACATATCTTATGCCACCTATCACAGCCTCACAGGCATACTCATAGACTCCAGAACCGTCATAGTTCTTGCTGGCGGTACTTATTACCTTTATACCGCTTACTGTCTCTATGGTCCCATCGTGGCCCTCAAACTTAAGCATAAGCGGCACAGGGGCACGGTCTGGAGCATACCAAGCCATGCAAGCAATAGGATATGTATTTCCCCGGACGCTGCCGTTGTTCTGCCTGTACGGATTTATCCCTATACCAAACGATGGCATTTTACCACCTCCATACCTAATTATACGAACAAACGTTCGAAAAGTAAACTGGTAATATTATCATGAAAATAGCAATTTAGCTTCGTGGAACAGCAAGTTTATAATTAAGCATGTGGTCGGTACCACTGATCAATATGGACATATTAGCTGCGCAATGGGTAATGCCTATATATTATCGGTTTTGAATTATAGTGTGCTGGCTTCCTATCAAAGTAATACGATTAGAATTGTAAGCATTTCAGGGACTCCTGTTCTTTATGCAAACAAGGCAGTCGATATAGAAGTTCTGTTTTATATTCCTTAATGATCATTTAAGCCTTTGGAATAATGCCATTAACCATAACTTCTGTTGTATTGTTTACCGTTCCAGTAAGAAGCCTATAAAACATTTGATTATTATTGCTCGCATATGTGAGTCCATCCGCATA